CCTCACGGAACTCTGCGTCATCGGACAGCTTCACAACCATCACGGCTGTAGCGTCTTGCCCGATTGCGCGACTTTCGCGAGCTTTACCCTGTTCATTTAATTGCGTAATCGAGATGACTAAGCAACCTAATTCGATGCCAAGTAGTCGCAGACTTCGGCTCACCTCGGCCACTTCACGCTCACGGCTGCTGTCCTTGCCTAGGTCGCAGCGTACGAGCTGGATGTAGTCCACGAACAGCACGCCGAGTCCGTCCGGCGACTTCGCCATAGCCCGTGCAGTGGCACATATGTTCGCTATGTCGTACAGGTCGTCCCGCACCACCAGACGGCTGTTATTGAGCTTCTGGATGGCACTGTGGACGCCCCTGATGTCACGCTCATGCTTAGCTCCTTCAGCGAGCGCACGCAGGCTGACATTGCCTAGCCGAGCTACGAGACGGTCGATGATCTGGTTAGCTGGCATCTCCAGCGAGATGACGAGTATTCCTTTGTTCATAATAAGCGCATCTGCGTGTCGATTTTTGCCGATGCATCATACCGTTTACTTTTCCCTTTTGGATATGGAAAGACGTCGTACTTTAAATCTTTTCGCATTGCAATCTTTTGCTTTGCAGTGCCACAAAACTGCACGTAACGATGTTTCCTACTTCTTTCAATAAAATACACATTTTCATGTCCATATTTTTCTCTTAAAAATCCAACCCTTGACTTGTGTCCCCTTGCCTCATCCCCAATCGAAGTGTGATGTTTATGTTCATACCCCTTAACCATTGGATCTTTGAAGGCAGCAGACAGTCCTGTATAAATAAAATTGGTTGCTTGATAAACATATCCAACGTGCCCTTGTTTACTATCTGCATACGAAACAACAATTGAAGGTTTGGGAAGAGCTTTAAGTGATCTAGAAACTAAAATTGACGCCAAATTTGGAGTGCTTTCGCAACATAAACGATTTAACTCTAAAACAAAACCAGCCCAAAGTTCTCCGCAAATTCCAGTTTTTAAAGTTGAAGAAACTGGAGTCCCATACGTAACCACTCCAACTAAGTGCTCCTTATCCCAAGCTCCAAAGGCATATGTTATCGGACAAAGCCGCTTTGCATAATGTCTATTTAAAAGCCAAGGCTCCGCCTCTGCTTGAGATATTTCAGTGACAATAATATCCACATTAGCGCGTTCCATTACCTGGCCTTGCAGACGTGTGACTATGCTGACCCGTGTACGGCTCAAGCAGATACTTCACCTCGATGAGGTCCGTCGATTGATTCTCCGGCAGAAGCATAAGCGCCTCCATCTTCGAACCAAGCGCGTCTTTCGGGCCGACACAGACGATGTCCTGCGTCTTCTTAGGACGCGGCAGCGAGACGTTTTGCAGCACGTTAGTGCGCCGGATGAGTACCCAGTCGCTCATGCTTCCTCCCATCTTCTTGGCAGCATCACGCGCATTGTTGGCGGCCCGGGCCACACGTCTTGATCGAGGCACAGCTTGTACTGCGACAACGTAACGTCGAGTTGCTGGTTAGCAATATCGATAAGTTCCGTGGACGCCTTCACCCACTGACTCAAGTGGGGCGCTTGCATGTCCACAACCAAGAAATAAAAGTCGATGTCCTCTTGGCCGGTGATCTGCTCAAGACCGTAAGTGTACCAAGCAGCTTGGCGGTCGTAGCCGAAGCCGAAAAACTTGTGGTCGAATTTCGAGAAGTCGCTGGTCGTTTTTAGATCAACGATAGCCGGACGACCTTTGATCTCGGTTATCATGTCAGGGCGCCCCTTGCATTGCACACCGTCACGTTCCCAGAACATGGATGCCTCGATGATCTTCGCTGCTGTCACCATCTGGAGCAGTGGCTCCACAGCTGCACAAGCGCCCTCTACACGCGCCCCTTCGTCTTCGTTAAGGATGACCTTGCCGATATTCTCCTGACAAAAGTTCTCCCACGTTAGCTTACCTTCCTTGGTGCGGCGATCGCACGCTGGAGCAACAGCGTACTCACAGCGCCCCTCAAGAGCGAGGCTGTGAACAAGCGTGCCAAGCTCCATCTCGCGGGAGGGCTTCCACTCCTGCCGCTCTTTCCACTTGTAGTACGCCGGGCAGACTGCGAACGAGTCTAAGCTGTGTTTTGATAAACCGTGCATTCCACGGTAAGTTGTCATCTGTAGGTTTTGTAGTAGTTCTGTTTTCATTTTGTTATGGGTTGATTTCAAGCGCCCCGCAGCCGACGATCTTGCCAGCTCCATCACGGATGAGTTTGGTTGGACTAGCCAAATCTGTTCGGTTGGGTAGTGCCGTGCGCACATAGCCAGGGACGATGTACAGGATGCCGTCCATCGGGTCAGGCAGGTTGCTCACCTTGGCATCTTTACAGCACATGATGGGTACACCATCGACGTCTGCGACTTTGCTCAAGTGGCTATGTACCTTTACGCTGTAGCCGCTGGGTTCAATCACGCCGTAACCAGTGATGGTAATGTCGTGAGGGGTTAGGTTTACGAGTTTATTCATTTATTAGATTTGCAATAATGTTGAGTGCAAGCATCGTCTTGCCGCTTTTTGTTTCGCCGCCGATGACTACAAAGTCACCAAAGCGTATCGGACAGATGTTGTCGATAGCAGAATAACCAGTCTTTATCCGCATGGACTCGTCGTCACCTGTCTCATAGCGTGTCAGTGCATTGAGCAGGAGCGCCTTAGTGTCCATCACCTTTGGCGGAGCAAGTTCACGACTTAACCCCTCGACCTTCATCACGACGTCGCTCAGAAGCTCAGGCGTCTGCACGGTGGCGTCGCTAATAGCCATAAGCGTCTCGTAGGCGACATGCTGCAAGGTGCGGCGCTTGGCTGTATTCTTGACTATGTCTACGAGGTCGCCGATGGCACCAGCGATGGGCATGAGCGTGTAGAGGTCGCTGAGTTGGTGGAACTCGGTCGCTGGTAGCGTCTCGCGACACTTCTCGAAGATCACGCGGATCTCGGATGAAGCGTTGCGAGACTGCTGCTGGAGGATGATCTCGCATACCCGGTGACTGAGCGGGTCAAAGATGTCGCTCACCTTGAAGTTTTTCTCCGAGATGTGGTGCAAGAACACCTCAGGATGATTCAGCGCAATCGACGCTATACCGCGCTCGGCCTCTAGCGCAGTTGGCACCACCGTGTCGGGTGGTAGCTCCACCGGCCTGCGCCTACCAGCTTTCTTGTGTTCCATTGGTAGACATCAAACTATCGCGCTTGAGTAAGGTTTTGATCGGCGTCCGCACCATTGACGATGCACGGGATAGCCAACCGTTAAGGAAGCGCCCCATGCCGCGTGGCGTCTTGCGACGCTGGGGATCAGCTTCGAGCCAAGCGTGGGCCTTCCATAACTCTTGCTCGACGGTCTTTTCTCCGTAGATCGTGATGAAGTCTTTCATCAGTCCCGGTGGCACCTTGTACTCTTTACCGTCTTGAGTGATGTACGTGATATCGTACAGGCTCATCGTCCTGCCTACCTCTGGGTCTTGCTTAAGCTCATCGACCATTTGATTGGCGGATATATATCGCCCGCCGGATGGCTTGAGTAATTCTAGCTCCTCGTCTGTAAGCACTGGGATGCCAGCCATCGCGTCTGCCAAGTCCTGCGCAGGTTGTATGGGATCTGGCGCGACAGTTGCCTTACCTTGACTCGCACTCAACGAATCACAATGCTTCATTACGTCAACCCAATTGCCGGGTTTCTTTGGCTGCGACTCTGGCTCGCTGACGATCTGTGCCGGCTCTTCCAGCGGGACGATAAGCTCAACCTTAGTTCCTGACGTGTATGTTATATTAATGCTGATGTTCATAAAGTGTGCGCGTTGTGCAGTCGCGCCCCTGCCTGGTGCAGAAGTGTTTACTCGCAGCCTTCAACGTAAGCAAAGCCTTTAAGATTGCTTATTTGCAAACGTAATCTGCGCAATGCTTTTTGCTGAAGAGTTGCAACTCGCTCCCTAGTTCGACGTATCAAAGCACCAGTCTCAAACAAGGTCTTGGGCTTTGTGCCGTCTAGCCCATAGCGGGCAACTAGGATAACTCGATCTCTTTCGTCAAGCATGGCCAGTGCTTTTTCTAAAAGCTCAAGCGATTGCTCTGATTGTTCAAGGTCAACAATCATGTTAAATACCCTCCATCCCATCCCTGAGTAGCTTGAAAAACAGTTCGCTGCTCATCGTCACTAGCCAAGGGGTTCTGTTTTTTTTGTGTGCTACAATCCACGCCTTACCAGCACCATCGCGCTCGGCCTGCTCTGTGGCCTTGATAAGATTGAGGTTCTCGACGAACTTCACCTCTTGGTGTAGTGCTGCAAGCTCCTCGCAGATGACATCTGGGCTGTCCGTTCCTCCGGCGAACTGCTGACCCCGTCTTGCGGTAAAGCCAGCAGCCCGGAGTTCATCGCGCCACATGCGCTCGCCTCGGCAGCCTTTAGCCCTGCTGTTTATTGGCATCGCGTTTGGCCTGTAACCAAGCGTTAACCTCACCCACATCAAACCGCAGGCAGCGTGCGCTGATACGGTGATAAGGGATCTTCCCTTCGCGGCACCACTTCAGGATGGTCTGAAGCGTGACACCGCACAGCGTGGAGATGTCTTTAGCTTTTACCATTTGAGATCGTCCTCCTCAAGTTCAACGGGTTCATCCTTCTTCACTGGCTTGGTCTGCGCTGAGGGAAATGCCTTAGCAAATCCCGCACGATCTGCGGAGATAAAGAGTGATGTGGCAATAGCCTGCAATTGCTCAGGCGTGACGCTTGCCTGACCGCCAACCCACTCGGCTGCTTTGATGGCCTCTGCCATAAGCTGTGCCGCTTGAAACAAGGCACGCTTGGCGTCTGCCACCGTCAACGAGACTGGCGACGAAGCCTGCACTGGCTTGCGCGGGCCTGCTGCGGCTACGGCTGCACCAGCATCGTCGATGATCGCGCATTGATCGGTGATCTTCAGCTCGTTTTCGCCGGAGTGTGTGCTGTGCTTGACTGAGATGCCCTGCAAGCCCTTCTTGCCTGCTTGGCTCTTGAGGGTCACCATCTGCCCCTTGAGGTCACCCATCTCGTCCGGCAACCAGAACGATGCACGGCACTCGCCAGTGCTGTCCTGCAAGACACAGTTCTGTACGCGCCAAGGGCCAAACTTGCCCTCGCCAGTTTTAGGCGGGAACGTCGCTTTGATCGTCACCCGCATTTCGCCAATGACCGAGCCATCGGCCAAGTTCTGAATGTCGCTAATTTGTGCTGTTTTCATTTTTTGTGTTTCATCAGTGAACCATTCACCGAATGCCTAGCAAAGTATACGTTGGTCTACTACGCGCAACTACTTTTTTGATTTTATTTCATCGTCGTCATCCTCATCATCGTCATCATCCTCATCCCCACACTCTTCCATCCAAGAGTGTTCCAACACACGTTCCTTGTTCATCAAGTGAATGTGCATGTCCCGAGCAAATCGATTGCCCCAACCACTCTCATAGCGGTTCGTGTTGTCCGAGTCTTTCTCGTCCTGAGCTTGGACGAGGATCTCGCCACACTCAAAGTGCTCGGACAGAATGTCCTTTGCACGCTGGATGATGGCTTGGCGTTCTTGTTCTTCGGGGCTCATATCTTGTAGTGTACTGTAAGCACGATTCTTCCGTCAGTCGTTTTGTGGTAAAACTTCTGTCGTACAGCTTTCTTTTGAGCAAGGATGTTCCGTGTAGCGGTTCTGCCAATTCCAAGCCGTTGAGCAATTTGTGAGAGTGTATACCACCCCGGAGGTGCGGGTTGAATCTCTAGGTTCTGCGCAAGTTGCGAGAGCCAGTCCCCTTCTACAGGGGCAGCTTGAAGCTTCCGTCCTTTAGTTCTTTTGTCAGCCATACAATTGTCTCGTTGTCAGTATATTCGCCCCACGCCCAGCCTCTGCTCCAAGCGGTGGTTGCAATTCTATTTTCCGCGTAGCCAGCCATTTCGGGATCTCCCAGCCACCCAACAGAGTAGCCAGTTACCCCTTTAATGCGTCTGCCTTCAGCGATTTGTACGCGATGGATATGCCCCATGACAAGCTTAGTGTACTTACCGTGACACATACGCTCGGCGGAATCACGCAAGGCGTTCTCGCTGTGCAAGTATCCGTGCTGGAAGAGCGCGTCACCCAAGCCAACGAAGCCGGTCTTAAGCTTGTAGTCATAGACCTTGCACTTGATGGACTTGGCTCGGTCGTGGATCTGGTGATAGACGCGAGTCGCCAGAGCCGAGATGATTGCTTTAGGGTGGCTCATCAGCGTAACAAGCCGAGCCTCGTGATTGCCAAGCAGGTAGTGTTGTGGTCTCAGCGCCGAGATAAATGCTAGGCCATCATTCAGGTCAGCCTCCGGGTCAACCGTAGCGTCGTGACTATCAGCAGTGATAGCACCACTACGCAAACACGTCATATCGATGGCATCACCGAGATGCAGCACCGTGTCCGGCTTCCATCGGTCACGAAAGCGTAAGACTTCCTTGAGTACAGCTTGGTCCGCCATGAACCCATGGCTGCAACTAACTGCAAGGAAGCGTTTCCACTTCCGTGTTATGTTTGCCATAGGCTATTTGCGCTTGGCAGCAGCGGCTTTCTTCGCAGCCTCACGTTGGACGCTGTATGCGATAGCGACGGCCTGCCTCTGTGGCTTACCAGCGCCAATTTCGCGCTTGAGGTTTTCTGTGAAAGCTTTGTCTGATGCGGATTTCTTTAGTGGCATAAGTTATTTGGCCTGCTTTAGTTCTCGCTTGATTCTGGCGACAATTTCTTTGTTGGCTTTATCTCTTGCCTCTTGCTCAGAAGCAAAAACGCCAACGAGCCTACCACTGCCGTCAAAAAGCTTGTGTGACGCATTATCTTTACTGACGATCTTCATGTTATTAACCGGGTCAGAAAGCACATAGCCATTACCAAGCGCCTCTCTGCTGCTTGCTTGCTGCATGAATGCCACCGGCATCTTCTTGCGCTCAATCTCGCTAACGGCCTGCTGCTGTGCAGAAGCCTGCACGGCCTGAGTAATGCGTTTGGATATAGCAAATTCTTCAGGGGAACCAGCGGAGAACCTTGACATTTGGAGCAACAACTTACGAACGCCTGGGGTTTCGTACAAGCGGCCAAACCCATAAGCTCCTACTGCCGCAACCGATGAACCAATAAGTCCAAGCGCACCTCCAGCGCCACCAAGAAGTAGGGGTATTAAATTTCTTTGCCCCGTAGCTGGGTCGTAATTAAATTCACCAGCTCTTTCGGTAAGGTTAAAATGGCGAATTGTTGCATCAAGCACATCCTTATCTGCGCCTTTAAAAAACACATTCGTTTGCTTGTCTGCCCTTCCAAGATTTGCACGAAACTTTGCAATAGAAAGTTGTTTTGTTTTGTCATCTAAAGACCTGCTGGCTATGTCTTCAAGAATTGCTGCGCGTGCGTTGGCTCTTCCTGCGGCGTCAAGATTCCTGTTTAATAGTTCAAGTTCACTTTTTCTTTTGCTGAGTAATAAATTTCCAGCAAGTTCTGGAGTTACAGTTCCTTTATTTAACGCAGCCTTAAGTGCAGAATTTTGCAACTCTTTATAGGCGTCATGCAGCACTGTGTTGGCAGCAGTCCATCCAGCCCTATCCATCCCTTGAGCTTGAATAAAATCGCCAAGATCTTCTCTTATTGCCGAATAGACATTTTTTGTTAAAGGGCTGGCGTCAGTTTTAATAGCCGCCAACGCTGGATCTTCCAGCATGTCTCCAACAAGACGCAAGTTTCCTGCTACTTGAGATGCATTTTTGCCTTGAATTTGCAGCTTAGTATTTTTAAGTTGTGAAATTACTTTTTCATAAGAAACAGGATCAATTCCTGTTAATTTGTTTATAGCATCATCTATAGCGGCAATAGACTTTGGTGTTGGAACAGCAACTCCAGTGCGGTCCACAGCAGAAAGAATGCTTTTAACAAAATCCGTGTTGGTTTTAATTTCGAGTGCTCTAGTTGCTCTTAAACTAGCAGCCACATTATTGATTGCATCTCCACCTACGCTTGCTCCAAAGTTGCCAAGTGTATCTTGAATTAATTTTACGTTTTCGTCAGCTTGCCTAACCAACGCTGCCCTGCCGCCAACAGCTTCACGAATATCTTGTAGTCGCTTAGAAATTGGCCCACCAGGACGAATTACATCCGATGTGCGCACAAGTCTTCCTGCCGCTTCAGCATCTGCAATTGCTTGTGCAGTTTCAGCAGCAGTCATGCCTGCTACTGCTGGAGTTGAAAGTGGCGCTCGATTAAGTCCTGCAAGCTTGCTGCCAGTCATGCCACCGGCAACGCCACCAACTAAAGCTGCGGCAATCTGCCCCTTAGTGCCTGCTCCGAGTTCTTCTGCGCCGTATCGAGCAAGTTCAGCCGTGGCTCCGCCAGCAGCAGCAGCAGAAAGCTGTTGTAGTGGTTTTTCTGCTAATACAGTGCCAATCTTGCGAGCAGTTGCGGATGCGGCTCCTTTAAGTAGATTGCCAATTCCAATGCCAGCAGCCGTTGATGCCACAACACTGCCAACGGATTCTGCAACTCGACCAGCCTCGGTGCTAGTTGGGTCAATGCCAAGTTGAGTAAAGAGTTCACCAAAGAGTTCTGTGGGCGTCTTAAGGTTCGTGCCCATGAAGTGGTTTAGGCCAAGCACTACAGGGTCACCAATAAGCTGTCCTGTAGCCACTGCTGTAGCACCAACTGCTGCGCCTGCTGGACCACCAAACGGAAGTCCTGCAACAGCGCCAAGCGCCACAGGGCCCATGCCGCGAGTTAATCCACGGGCAACGTCGCCAGTCGTGCTGACAGGCTCTTGGGCTGCCGTGGATTGGCCTGAGCTTTTGGCGTACTGGTTTACAGCCTGGTCAATCTGCTCAGGCGTCGCTTGATCTGGAAACTCCAGCGTGGTGCCGTCAGGCAATACAGCTTGTTGTGGCATAATTAGTCTTGTATCCGAATTAAAGCGCCATCACTCATCCCATAACGAATAAGCTTAGGGCTAGGGCTTGCTGGGGCTCTAGATTGCGGTTGAGCCTGCTGTCCAAGCTCCGCCTCAATGTCAGACTTAAACAAATTCAAACGCTTTAAGCCAGATGTTCGCTTAAACCATTCTGGAGATGACGCAGCTTCATGTTCGGAAATTCGTGCATTTCTAGTTTCAGCAATGCTATTGTAGTTTCCTTTGACCTTTGAAATAAAGTCATCTGGCCTAGCAATAAAAGCAGATTTTTTAGGATCTGCAAGGTATGTAGCAAGATTGGTGACACTTGCAGCGCCGCCCGGTAAAGTTTGTGCCCATAACTGGTAATCTACAAGTTCAGGAGCATTAAGAAGAAATTCCCCAATCTGCATTGCGTCAGTTCCTCCAGTTCCAGAAGACTGGATTAGCTTTGGAATCATCGACTGTAAGCGTTCCCGCTTTCTGTTTGAATCTGTTTCTTTTTCGGCGGCTTGAATTTCTTGATAAACAATCTTTGCCATGTCTCTTGTTTTAGCAAGATTTCCAACTTCAGACATAATGCTTTTTGCGGCAATGCTTTCATCAAAAGACTTAAGCTGCTCTTCTGGAATAGATGCTTTAATATTTCTATTAAGCATATCCACCAATGTTTCGCGATAATCTGGATTTTGTTGAATTAAAGCATCTGTTAATCGATTTGCTTTTATTATTCTGTTCTGCAAATTCCTCCTGCGAAGTTCATATTGCTGCTCTGGGTACAACTGCTGTTCTGCCTGTGGCGCAGATTCAGCCTTAGGTGCTACAGGCGCTGCCTGTACAGTTTGTGGTTTACCAAAGTCTGCACCAGAACCACTGTAGCTTGTATCGACCGCATTGCGCTGCGCATTAAATGCAGCCATCTCTTCCGGCGTCAACTGCATGACTCGACGAGGAGAAGCCTGCGCATATATAGCTTCCTGTTGTGGCGTGAGTGGATAGCCCATGTTATCGTCCATTACTGGCGCTGGGGTTGACGCAATAGGCTGCTGGTTGTTTGCCATGTAGTAATCGGCAATAGCAGCAAGCGGACGAATGCCGTGAGTGACGATGTTGTCTTGAAGATAATCTGATAGTGGCATCGTATTAAAAGTTAACGGCCTATGCTTGCATTGTATTCATCCATCAACGCCTGTGGAACCGGCCCCCGACCGCTCCATCCTCGTTTTCTAAGAAATTCAGCAAGACCAGTTGCGCCAGCCGTGCTGTCTTGCACGTTAGGTTGCGATTGCCCTGATGGACTGCCAAATCCATCATCTTGGAAATTAAGAACATCGTAGATCGCCTTATCAGCAGAGCCCATGTTTAATGATGGCTTTTTGGTTGCTACTGCCCGATCATACAGCCCCTTTTGCTCCGCTCTAATCTGCTGCATCTTGTGATATTGCCCAAGAGCGGCTGCATTGTAAGCCCGCACATCACCCCAAAACTGAGCCTTCTCGGCAGTGCCCATGTTTTTGTACACGTCACCGCCAACCATTGTGTCAATACCTTTTGTCATCTCTGGAGGAAGATAGCCACCTTCCTTCATTGTCTTATAGAAGTTCTCGGACGACTTCACCTGCGACGACATCTTCTTGTAATCAGCAACTGCGCCGCCTATTGCGGTAATCCCCTTGGCAATTCCTTCACCCATGGCAGCGTAGCCCTGCCCTTCGATCCTACCTACGTTAGCATAAGCGTCAGCAATGCCTTGGCCCATTTGGCTCATTGCCTGTGGGGCTGGAGTATTAAAAAGTTCGCGAGGTCTTGCCATAAGAATTACCGTTTAATCTTTGAGTCCATCCACAGCTTGATAAACCACTTTACGCGAGGCTTATCTTTAATAAAGGCTGCAAATTGCTGTCCATACTTAATGTAAGCGTTAAGAAGCCACTTTGGAGCATTTTCTAGCATCCACTGACGGAATGACAGCCAATTAGGATTAGCTTCCCCGTAAACCTCTCTAGCTACCCAGCAGAATGCCAATCCAGCCCCAATTAACGCTCCGCCGCCAAGTGATCCAAACATTGCATTCTTGCCAGCACTCTTTGCGGCGTTAGCTTGCGCCATGCCAGCGGCATACTGCATCTGTGCGTTGTACGCACCGTAAATGCTTCCCATGCCTGTCTGCGACTCTGGGTTGAAATACTGTGGTCCAGCCTGCTGCTGACCCATCATTGCATTCTGTGCAGCCTGACCGCCAAACGAACCAGCGTACATAGGCTGCTGGTAGAATGAGGTCAACGCAGGAGCGGCCTGTTGCTGGAAGTAACCACCCAAGCCTGTACCAAGGGCCACAAGTTGTTGTTCCCGGGCCTGACGTGCGTTGTAGCGGTTCATCACCTCGGCAAGGTTGCTCTGCCCACCCAGCGACGTTCCCCGAGCTGCATAGCCTGCTCTGGCCTGCTGATCGAGCATACGCTGCTCTTCTGGAGAAAGGTTTGCGCCATTAGCCTGCAATCCGCCGAGCTTCTGCTCTGTGTACTTCTGGAGAGCTTGATTGATGCCGCCAACACCCTGGGCCTGCTGGAAGGCCTGGATATACTCTGGAGCACGCTCCTGCAAGCCGCGCAACTGCGCTGCCTGCTGTGACTTCATGTAATTTTCTTCTAACTGCGAGTATTGAGGCTGAAGTTGCCTGTACAGATTAATTTGGCTAGTAGCAGCCTGACTGGCAATCTGATCCTGTAAGGCCTGATATTTAGGCTGATAGATCTCCTCACTGGCATACACCTTCGGAGCAAGATCAATCTGCGCTTGCAGAATTGACCGCATGGACTCCTGATAATTAGGAGCCGCTGGTGCCGATACAACTTGAGTTTTACCTCCGCCCATATAAAAGTCTTTCTAGTTTCCTTGGGGTTATTGGAACGGCATGATCATGTCTCCATGCCCACACTTGCGTGATTGGTGATTTGCGTTCAAAGAACTGGTTAAACATTTGAGCAACCGCTTCAGGTTCACTTGCCCATGCCATGTGGATCGTCCACAGGCCATCCTGCTTGCGCCACTTCCAATTAAAGTCGCTAACGCCCGGATGTGTAGTCGAGATGCCCGTGATGATGCCGTTGCGGCGAGCCACATAAATACTGTCATGGACACCATAAAAGCTGAGATATCCGTCAACGTCATCTCGGGAGACTTGTCCAAGAAGTTGAAGATGATTTCGGCATTGTTCATATAGTGTATCGACAAGTTGTTCCCAGTCTTGGACTGTCATTAGGTTTTGACTATGAACATCAAGGCTACGTTGCGGGGACGGGTTTCGGTGCCGCCATAAAATCCAGTTTTATCTGTACTCCCAGCCACCTCTGCCCCTTGAGTATAAGGGCCACCGCCATTAGGGGATCCGCCGCGTTGCTTAAACATGTCATGCCTGTGTGATTCAATTGAGGCAGCTTGAGAAGATCCGAGTACACGACCGGGGTCAATGCCCTTTCCATTGTCAAATCCACGAACAAACTCACCACGAAGATCAGGCAGTGTTGCTCCATAAATTGACTGTAACGAGGGAGGCGCGGCTTGCCCATTGCACTCAAGCCATCCTGTTGGAATTATTGATCCGCCCCACATGACAATTGCGCCCGGTAATGTTGCCACTGCTGCCGCTGCTGCTGCTGCTGTTGAATCAACATATCCCTTGCTTGCCGCAACATTTGCGGCACTTGGAACGCTGCTAGAAAGTATTAACTCTCCAGTCATTGAAGAGCCAGACCGCAATGGAAAATAAGTAGACAATAAATCTCTAATGCTATTTATTGTGTATTTAAATAAAGCTGCGCCTCGTGCAGCAAGAATGTAGTCATTGCCTTGAGGAGAGCTTTCATTTTGCGCGGAAATGGCACCGGGAAGTAGTTCCGCATTATCAACATGAGCATTCAAGTTTGCGGCAGTTACTTGATTAGTGCCCGGAGCTGGGTAATCGACGTAAGTTGTACCTTTTTTGATCTGTAATCCGGGCATAAGTTACTCCTGAGAAATCATTGGTCTATTGGTTGCTATAGCATAAACAGCAACACTCTTCAAGGCTGGTCTTCCAACTACAAAATTAACTGTGCAGGCTATCGATGTTCCGCGAGCCGCAATTCGAGGACGCAAAGTCCCGTCTGAGGTTCCGCTAAAGCTGTATTCAAGCACAGTCTCAGTGGCATCTGGGTCATAAGTGGTCGAGTCAATCCGCACAAAGTCGTTTGCGACGTTGTTGAAGGTAAACTCCCCTCGACTAAACCGCTTCTCTGAAGTTCCTCCAAAAGCGTATTCTCTAGTCTTTACAGACGCAGGAATGTGAGTAAAGTTCTGGGTGCTAACTATTAACGTAGACTCGGTAACTTGACTGGAGGCTGGAAACAAATTAAATGGCAACAGCGGCGTGGCGTCAGAGTAATTAAACTCATCTCCTTGTGTTTGCTCTTCTGATAGAAACACGCCACCGTACTGGCCAGATCCAGCAAAGTTGGTGATGATCATCAATCGGCGTTGATTGATATACGCAGACAAGATCAAGTTATCTGAGAATAACCCAACAGGATAATAGTCAATCGACTCCCAATTCTGGTTAAGCGTATTGTATACAAGAATCTTATCGTTCCTAGTCGCCGCGCCAGTAGGCATCGCAATGTAGAAGCGGTTGTTATAGTAAGTTGCTACAGAGCCTTGAACGGTGTCGTAGTTAACGGTGTCAAAAAAGTCTGCAATCGGCTCGCTAAGTGGCAGCGTGTTACCTAGCAACTTTAAATCAAGCTGAGGCGTAAGCATGTGCACGCCATTGGCAGACAAGAAAAACACGAACTGGCCTGCTGACACGATAGACCTTCTAGCCAAGCAGCCAATCTCGGTTGTTATGACAGTTGTAGAACTGTTGGCTCCGGGAGGTGAGTTGATGTTAAAGTTG